TGTTACTACCGCTAACGCGCCAGTCTCCTATAAGAGATGTCCAAGGCTGTCCAGTCTCTGAAGTACCAAGACCTGTAGCCGTACTAGCCCTACTAAAATTATCGGTTATTACAGATGCAAACCATTGTTTCCAAACGCCGCCTACTTTAATAAACGCAGACGTGGCTGTACGCCATGTGCCGCCTACTTTTACTGAAAGCCCAGATGCAGTCTTCCAGGAACCATTAACCTTGGTAGACCCCGGCATTAGATATACTTAACCCAAATATCTCCGTCAGCCCCACCTGAAGGATCACCGGTTCCTACATAAATATTACGAACAACTCCTGCGCTTGTAGACGCAGTGTTAACTGTGCCGTTAACTACGTTTACAGCTCCAATAGACAACGGAGTAATTCCAAGACTTCCAGGATTTAACTGTGGGCTACCGAAGGATTCCCAAAGACCAGTAGTTGCATTCCATCTTTTTACGGCCATTAGTTAACTCCATATACTAGGGCAGTACCGCCTGAAAAAGTACCGGTGGATAAAGAGATTGTAATCTTTGTTAGAGCAGTAGTTTGAGTGTATACGCCCTTAAGATCAACTACTGTAACTGCGCTTGAAGAGTTAGTAAACACCCCCTCAAGTGTGCCCCAGGTAAAGCTTGCAGTATCTTGTGTATCAAGAATATCAAGAACCATATGATTAGTAGTTACCCCAGATTTAACTAGGGGTACCGTAAATAAAGCTGTACCAGTAGCGTAGTTAGTTAGGTCATCGTTTACTGTTATGTTTACAGTTGCGTTTGCTGAAGGCTGTACTCCACGAAGTACTACTCTAATATCCTTATAGATACTTAAAACTGAAATGTCTTTAGAAGTTCCAGATAAAGAAACTGTAGAGATTAGGTTCTGCCCAGCATTATTAAAGATATCTGAGTCCATCCAGATGTCACCATCTGTAGGTGCATTAGGGGTGTTAGGGCCTATGAATACTCGCTTACCAGCTTTATCATCGGTAAATTGAATAGGGCCAACGGGTTGGCCGTTATTGGATACCGCCATTACGCACCTATTTCTGAGCCAAATGCTTGAAATGAAAGATTAGCAGTAGAGGCAAAAACTGTAATCGAATCAGAAGCAGATAGCGTAACTCCAAGGGTAAAGGTAGAAGTTGTGTTTCCGGGTACAGTTGTGTCATAGGCTAGGTACTGCTTGTCAGCTAAAGCTACGTTATCTTCACGCACAGCTATGCGGTAAGTAGCGGCTGAGGAACCTCTGTTACATATGGCGATAGTTGATACTACGGCAGAACTAGTGGCGCCCACAGCATACAGCTGAGTACCGCCCGCTACGTTTGCTGCCGGTGCAACTTGGCCTAGAATCTTATATGTCGTTGCCAATGGATTGCTCCTTTAAATAGAATGCTAAATTAGCCGTAAGGCGTGGATCGTTTGGATTCAATTCTACAGCCTTAGTTCCATATTGAATGGCTTTGTCAAACATTCCTAGTCTAAATGCTGAGATAGCTGCATAGTCCCAGGGATCTGATCCCCAGGCAAACTCTTCACATAGGTACTCTAAAGGCTTTTCGGTTATCTCTAAAGCTCTTTCTGCTGAGCTTAGGCAAGGTTCCCACATACTTTGTTCGTAGTACATACGAGATATCTCTACGTAAGCTTCTCGTCTATCAGGGGCTTCATTAATAGCCTTCTTAAACCACTCTTCTTTTACTGCCCAATCATCATCCATCTTAGCTATGTAGCGCATAGATGCCGCACGTTCTGGTCCCCATAAAGCTTTTGGTAAAGACAGGTGCCGTTTAAATTCTTCGGTGGATTGTTTGTGTTGGCCGTAGAAGAATAGCTCTCTAGCATAGTAGAAAGCATTCCTATCATCATACGGATCTTCTTTAACTGATTGGGCCAGTAGCGGCATGTATTGAGATCTAGGCTTAGAGTTATCAGCGTGGTGATGAATCTCTAGGCCATTCCAGTGTTCAACTTGTTCTATACGATCTGAAACCATAACTTCATGAACAGGGTGCTTCCAACGATATCCGTGACGGGAGTGGATCTTATCCCCGCCGTACTGTAGGCCCGGGCTGCCATCAGGATTCCAACTCCAGGTGTACTTATATCTAGGGCGAGTAGCCTTTGCTTCAAATGATTTTTCTAGCTCTTCCCGCCACCCAGGGATTAAAACTTCGTCGAGATCCAGAGCAATGCAATAATCAATATCCCCAGGGATAGCAGCGAGACTAGCATTACGAGCATCGTCAAATCTCCATGGTTTTATTGAGATTGGTACCACAGTGATACCAAGGCTTTTAGCAAGGGCAACAGTCCCATCAGTAGAACCAGTGTCAGCAATAAGTAGGTAGTCTGCTTCTTTAGCCGACTCGTACCAAGCCTTTACAAATTGTTCTTCGTTTAAAGCGATTGAATAAACCGCTACCCTCATGCTGTGCCCCTTAGTTATTTAGCGCTCTTTTTGCCTTCAATGCTTCAAAGTCTTTTCCCTTAGTGCCGCCATCATAGCCCCAAGCATACCCTTTATCTACCATCTCTTGGTTTATTGAAACCCCATCAATAGTCAAGGTACCCAGTATACGTCCATATTTTTCAGAGCTATCTGGCTTTTCAGTCTTAATTACAATGTCTGTCTTACCGTCTAAGCGGTTCTTTAAATATTCTTTAACCTCAAGCCCAAGCTTCTTTTCCTCAAGATTTGTAGTGCGGCTTTCTGGAGTATCTATACCGTTAAGTCGTACTCTCTGAGAGTAGCTAATATTAAAACCAAGATCAATCTCTACGTCTATAGTGTCGCCGTCTACTATCTTAGTGACTCGCTTTACACGATACTCATACATCGGTATCCGCATAAGAAAGATCGTAACCTATAAGGGTGTCGCCATCATATACTGCAAATTTTTCTGCCCCAGATTCTGGATCTATTCCTAGGCTTTCTTTTCTTATGCTCATGAGAGCCTTCCCCACGCAGCTAGCGTGCTTGAGTTAAAGGATGATACGGTTAATGGTAGGTCTGTTTGTAGAGCTACAGAGCCTGTAATTCTTGGGCTTAAAGAGCTTATAGTTGACGGTGGTGAGTTGTAAGCAGTATAGATAGAGCCAGGGGTTGCAGCAATAACCACTACGCCTATGGCGTATCTAGTTCCAGCAACAAGGGTATAGGTTCCTGGGTACCCACCGCTTGTAGATAAAGTGCGGGTGTAAAGGGTACTAGTTGAGCTAAATATTGTTGGATCACTTGCAGTTTGAGCAAGTAATGTAGCCGTGTTTCCAGAGATAGAGTACAGACCGAACCTAACTAGAGAAGCTCCAGTAGTAGCTACGGTTGCAGAGGACACGCTTATAGAAGAAATTTGCTTAGTCCATAGTGGGCTAAACATAGTAAAGTAAACAGTACCGCTTGTTGGGGTGCCCACAGTACTTCCATAACGAGGAGTTACATCAACTACATCTACGCTTTGATTTATGTTTGCAGCAAGAGTACTAAAAGCATCACCATTAAGTTTAGCGGCAGTTACGCTTAGGTCTGCAAGTTTAGCTGTCGTAATGTTAGCGTCAGTAATCTTAGCTGTGGTAACTGCGTTGTCTGCTAGTTTACCTGTGGTTACATTAAGATCAGTGATCTTGACTGTAGTTACTGTGTTATCTGTTGGTGTGCGGGTATTTGTAAGACGGGTGTCTGTTCCGTAAACCACTTCTGTAGCAGAAGCGTCACCAGATGCCGGTACGTTTTTTACGGCAGATGTTCCAAGACCAGTAACCTGAGTATTAGCAATAGAAAGTAGAGTTTGGTCAATGCCAATATTTGCGGCAGTTGATGTTCCAGAGTTAGTAATTGGTCCAGTTACAGAGATAACTCCAGAAGGACCTGTTGGCCCAGTTACTGTTGAGTCTGCTCCAGTAGGTCCGGTTATTCCTTGAAGACCTGTCGCACCTGTTGGACCCGTTGGGCCAACAACAGTTGAATCAGCGCCTGTAGCACCTGTTGGTCCCGTAGGACCAGTATCTCCCTGAGGTCCAACAATCTGGCCTACACTTTGCCAAGCTGCGCCGTTCCAAACATAAAGATCGCCATCAGCATCTACTATGTAAGCATCGTTTACTAAGTTGCTACCCATTGGTAGTAATGTGGTAGTAGCTACGCTTCCTTTAAAAGTTATAGAAGTTCCTTGTGGACCAGTGGCTCCAGTTGCGCCTGTAGGTCCTGTAACGGTTGATGCTGCGCCTGTAGCTCCTGTGGGCCCAGTAGGTCCTGTAGGACCGGTTACGCCTTGTGGTCCTGTAGGACCTGTAACTAAAGATGCAGCTCCGGTTGGTCCAGTAATAGCTGGACCTGTTGGACCTGTCGCTCCCGTTGGACCTGTTGGACCTGTAACAGTTGACTGTGCACCAGTTGGTCCAAGCGGTCCTGTTGGACCAGTTACACCAGAAGAATAAGGTAGGGAGTTCCAAGGAGATAAACCGTTACCAACTTTAAAGCGTCCTGTATCAAATTCATACCCAGCTTCACCTTGTGAAAGAATTGGATTTGCTGCGGTCCATGCCGAAGCAGTATCACGTCTAAACTGAATTTTAACTGCCATGTTTTATCCGTTCACGTTTCCTGCGTTAATGTTTATAGTTCCACCGTAAACGGTGTTAGCTGCTCCGCCATCAAGATTTGCATTTTCAGGTCCAGTAGGTCCAGTAGAACCTGTAGGTCCAGGAACTGTAGATACCGCGCCTGTAGGTCCAGTAGGTCCCGTAGGTCCTGTGGGACCTGTAGGGCCCGTAACATTACTGACTGGTCCTGTAGGTCCAAGTGGTCCTGTAGGCCCCGTAGGACCTAAGTCTCCTTGAATACCTTCAGAAACAAGTAATCGCCAAACGGTACCAGTCCAATACCAGGTAGTCCCGGCAGCAGAGTATTGCTGATTAAGGACTGGTGCAGCTGGAAAATCGATTGCCATAGTCTCCTACTTAGTTATCAACCCAGTATAAGGCTGTAGAGGCTTATTTTTGGGGTATATCTTCGTTCATTTTGTTGACCCAAGCCTTAGCTAAGTAAGCCTGATAGTCGGTTCTTAGGTGCATAATAGAGTTGTTAGTGCAATTGATTGTAGGGTCTACAAGAATATTAAATCCAGACGATTTGACCATGTCGCAAAAGTAAGAGTCTTCAGGCTGTAGCTTGTCTTCTTTAATAGTTTCTTTAAAAAACACATAAAATTTGTCGTCGTTGTCTTCTTCTCCAAGGCAATCTACAAATTGCGTAAGCCCTTGTAAAACTTTTTTAGGGATATATACAAACCCCATGCTCACAAAATTAGCTATTGGGTACTTTTCTGGACCCTCTGCGTTAGAAATATCCTCTAAAGATATTGCATAGGATTCGTGCATATCAAAAGAATCTACGTACGCCCCAGAAATAATATTTTCGCCATCATAGTTAGCAAGCTTTAAAAAATCATCTGGTACCCAGGATAAATGTGGGTGTACAAAAAAAATGCCGTCAACTTTTTCAGAGGTTAGCACTCTGTTAGCCATAATATTCTTTTGCAAGGATGTAGATAATCCGGATGTGTGCTCTTCTACAGAGTCAAAGTGTATATACACACCTTTATCCTCAGCTAATTGTGATGTACGGTTTAGTGATGAAGCAAAGCTAGTGCTTACCCGGCCTTGTGATCCAACTACTGCAAGTACTACGTTTCTCATATTTTTCTCCAATATATAAACAATAGGCAGGCTAACTATTGTCAGCCTGCCTATTGTAGTACAGATTTATATTACTTAGGTTACGCCTCTGATGCCTCAGCTTCAGGTGCGGCCTCTTCAAGGACCTGCAGACGTGCAACCTCAGCTTCGTGTGCAGCAAGTGCTGCGTCATAAGCTGTTTTTTCAGCAAGCATTTCAGCTTCGTATCTTACGATAGCCGCTGTTGCCCACTCTGTCGCACGAGCCTTAGATGAAAAGGCGTCGTAGCCTTCTACATCTGGGTCATCAAACTGGTGTGAAAAAACGGTGCCATCGTTGTAAATGGTTACGCTTTTATCCTTATTGACTTCAAAAGTTAGAGCCATGGGTTATCTCCTTAGTTATTCTTGTCGTCTAGTAGGACAGATGGTACAGGATAGTCACGAACGATGTAAATACCATCGTTGTACCATGAACGGTATCCTGTGTGGTCTGTATGACCGTAGATGATTTCAACTCCGCCAACGTTTGCTGCATTCTTCTGCCAGCGGTTAGCGTTGTTACCGATTGTTGCTGAGTTACCTGCTGAGTTAGCAGGTGTCTCAGATGTTTCAATTGGTAGGTGAGAGTTAATGATCTTTGGCTCACGTGTGTAGAGGTTTTCTAGGTCAAAGACGTAGTAAGTCTCCATTGTTGAGTTCTGACAGATCGCACGCTTCTCATCACGCCATACGTGGGGTGTTCCGTAGTATGTGTGAGTTGTGTATGGGGCTACTGAAGGTGTTGTGTAGATTGTGCGGAAACCAATGTGGCGTCCAACAGTTTCGTTAACGTCACGAGCAGTAATTGAGTTAGAGAATGGGAACTGTACGTTCTTCTGTGAGTACTGAATCAAACGCTGTCCGTTCCAGAACAAGGTTCCTTCTGGAATACCGAACTGGTTACGAACTCCCTTACCCCATTGAACTACCTGCCATGTACGGCTAGTTGGAGACCAACCTGTCAAGATTTGAGTTTGACGGGCGGTATTAGTGCCAGGGTTGTCTGCATCCCATAAATAGTTAGCAAACTGCATTTGGAATTCAGAACCTTCAGATATACCTACTGCCATGTTTGCAACTTTCCAGCCGTCAGTGTCGTAAGGACGGAAGAAGTGAATCGCATCATTGTAAGCAAGACCACCTGAGTGAGCCTCAATAAATGCGCGGTCACCGGAGGTGTTATAGAAATCGTGATCTACACGTTGCCAAGTAGTAGAGGCGTTCCCCTGTACTCCAGCTTTTTCATCAACAATGTAGGACACACGTGACCACTGTGTTGCTGAAGAGGTAGATACGAACTTTGAACGTACAAATTCCCAACCTGATGCGTAGTAAACGGCTCTCATTGGATTATAAATTACGTTCTGAGGACAGAAGTTTTGTGGGCCATAATTAATTGAGCCATCTGTATAAACAAGCTCCATACCCCATGAGGTACTAGAGTTCCACGTTTCACCGCCAAAATCATATGTTGATGGTGTCTGGTGAGTTCCTGGTGAAGATTCAACAGAACGCATGTGAGCAAATGCTAGAACTGAGTTAGAACCAACTGACATTTCGCCACGGTGCTTACCAGTCTGACCAATCAGTGTTACCTGCTTTGGCTTCTTAGCGTTTACGTACTCGTACATACCACGGGATGTAGATGTATCTTGGTCAACGTTAATGGTAAGGAAACGACCATCCCAATCATTTGTAAATGGCTGGTAAACAAAACGGCCGTTAGGAGTCTGATCTGAAGGGCGCATGATATGTGGGTAGTAGTTACCAAAATCAGCTGACTTATCGATCCAGTTAGCACCTACAGGCTGTGTAAAGTCGTAGACCCAGAAACGGCGACCCCAATAGCGGTCGTTGTTTGCAGGGGTAGAGTTGTTAGTTGTATAAGTACGGCGACCAATAACACCGACCTGAGTTGGGCTATAACGGAATACTGATCCACCACGTGCCCAAGCAGCTGCTTCTGTAACGCCGTTTGTTGCGGTACGTGTAGGAGGTGCAATAGATGCCCACTGGTTATTTAATGGGTTGTAAACTTGGTAATCAGTTGCTGAACCGTCAGTGTTACCAATACCTCTTGTAGGTGATACAAAGAAGTATCCGTTTACGTATGTGCCTTCGTGCCAAGCGATTGTTGAGTCAGTTACCTGGCTACGAACACCGGTTGCAAGGTTATAGCGCCAAAACGTATTTGAGGTACGATCCATCTGCCATGGGTATAGGTATTGATTACCTGATGAGTCTGATGCAATAAAGAAGTTACGGTGTGGCCAAGCTTGACCTGGATCTCCCCAAGTAGTGATGTTGTACGCACCGATAGCCGTCCAAGTATTTGTAGCCTTTGTGTACTTGTAAAGAAGCTGGTTAAAGAAACCAGTCTGACCGGCAATTGTCTGCTGTGTTGTAATAGGAGTATTACGCTTACGGAACATTACATATGTAATTAGTTCTGTATCGTAGATATGTGCCTGTGAAAGAACAGCCTGGTTTTCATCTTGGTTAGTTGGGCTGTAGTACTGAATTTCATTAGGAATTGGCGCAAGAACTTGCCAAGTCTGTGAGTTCAGTGGCTTGTACTGCCAAGTCTTAGCGTTAGAGGTAACGCCTGTACCGCCGTTGACAGCATCATTAAATGTTGCTGGGCCATCACGGCCGACTAGGTTGTTTTTTGATATTCGGTAAACACCTGAGTGGTTCCAGTTGTATGCCCAACCAATGTACTTACGTGTGAATCCCCAACCGTAGCCGTCTTCACCGTTACGTGTAAGGCCACCAGTGAAGAATGTTCCAACACCACCAGTTGATGGGTCAGACCAGTCTGCTCCACGCTCTACGTGAACAGTTACGTCACCTAGACCTGATGCATCGTTGTCTGTTCCTGTACGTAGAGGAGTTACCTTTGGGTACTTACGGATTTGAAGTGTTGAGTAGTTTGCAAGACCATTAGCTTCATAACGTCCACCATAAACAGAAGATGTCATACCATCTGTTGTAAGGGAGCCGCTAATAATCTTAATGCGTGCAATAGCCTTAGGGAAAGTTACAGGCTTATCAGCATAAACAGAGACCATTGCTGCTGGAATCGATGTGCTGGCTGCTGTGTAAATTTCAACAGAAATGCCGGCATTACGGTTTGGATCAGATGAGGTTACTGTAAGTGCATATACAGCATCATCTGATAATAGTGGTGTTACGTACTCCGCGTTAGTGTCTGGGACGAAGGTGTAAAGTAGGGTACCTGCACCTGTACCGGAAGCGCTAGCGCTATCTGGAAAATTTTGGATACCCATGATTAAGGAAGAACCTCCATACCAGACACGTGCAATCTCAAACCAACTGCGTTAGCAGAGGCTGTGATTGTCTCATTTGAATCGAGTACTTGACGAAGATCAAAAGCAAACACTCCGTTAGCAGCGATTGAAATACCAGACAAAACGTCTACTGTAGCAAGTTTGACTGTTGCCAAAATTGCTGCGCCAGTTGTGTTGGTTAGTACGATATTTGTTACTACTGCCTGACCTGAGCCAGGTACTGTGTAAACTAAGGTGTCAGCAGCAGTTAGTACTGAGCCTCTAGCTAGTTTCTTTATGTTATTAGCCATACTTTGTTACCTCCGTGGTAGCGTTTAAATAATCCCTGGCCAGGATTAAACTTGTTAGATTACTGCCATAAGGCTAGCGATGAATGTATCGTTATCCTTAGAGTCAATGTAGGCTTTATTTCCTACTTCTAGTGCAGATGCAGGGGCATTGTTTACCTCTACCTGAGCAACCTTAATCTTATCATATACTAAACCTGCTTGGGAGTAGTTGATTGTTGTTGTAGGTTTGGTAGTAATGCCTGATGCAAACTTCCAAACTCCATCAGTAGCGTCTTTTGAAAACGATGAGTATCTCTTTGATCCAGAAACAAGGGCTTCTCCAATAAATGAGAAGTCTAGGGCGTTAGCTACGTTGTCTTGAGCAACAAAGACTGCGGGCGCAACAACAGAGATGTTTGCTGTTTCAACAGTAGTTCCACCACCTGAGAAGGCAATAGTACCGTTGATATTTACGTTACCGCCGATATTCACGTTACCAGTTACACCCATACCGCCGGCTACAACAAGTGCACCATTTGTCATAGATGTTGACTGAGTAGCTATTTCAATATGTACTCGCTGATCTGGGATGATAGTCATCTGTTCGTTGCCAGAAGATAGACCACCAGCAGCAAAAACAATCTTGTTTTCAGTACCTGTAGCATCTGTTGCAAGAACAAGGTTACC